CTTTTATATAAGTATAAATATATTATAAATCCATACGAACGATAAAATTCACCGCCATATCTGGATATTTCTTTATTGGTTGTGGTAACTTTGCTACTGCTACCATGTTATTGTTATCATCGTACAACCCTATTGTTGATACGAATGTTGTTAAATATGAACCAGTTGGGTCTGTTAGTGAATAGTTATAATAATCATCCCAAGAACCAGTTGTATAATCACCAGTTTCAGAACTTGTTACAGAACCATGAAATTGATTTAACCTATCTATTGTTGTTATTTCTCTTATTGGTCTTGTTCTAGCATTTCTAACCATTCTACTACCTTCTCGTATTTCACTTTCTGTAAAATTATATGAACCACTTAAAGTTGTGGTTATTGCTGATGGATTTTGTGAGTAGTTAAATTCACAATCTCCTGCTTGACAAAGTACTTCTAATTCATGTATTGTTTTTGTAGAACGAAACTCTAAATCATAATCAGTAACATCTTCTTCTTGTTCAGCAAGTGTAGTAAATACAATTAAACCATCTGCATAAAATACATTACCTACTTGTACATTCTCTAAACCAGAACCTAAAAAGTTTAATCCTTCTGCTATTGTAATCTGACCTTGACTACCTGTTTGGAATGTATCAGTATATGCATCCATTCTTTGAATAGTTCTATCATCCGTATCACCTTCCCAAGTTAGTTTAACCAATGGATTATTAAAATCAATACCATATGGTTGTTGTGCTCTAATGGTAATTGGTTGAGTATCATTATCTACAAATACAATATCAACTCCCCTTGAAAAATCATTTTGAAACTGATTCATATCCATTCTAGTCCATTGGTATTCGGTAGTTTTTGCTCTTAAAACTCCTTTACCATCATCAGTAACTTCGGAACCAGATGCAACTTGTGGTGATGTTAAACTAATAGAAGAAGGTTTTATTCCCTCACCATATCTTATTTGGTCTATATCAATTACATAAATTGTTTCTTCTAATCTTCTCTCATTTGAAAAATCATAAAGGTTAGAAATGGGTCCAAACATTTTTACCAAATCATTTTCAATAAAATACTTTTGTCTTATCGATTTGTACATTGAATGTTTATGATACGAATCTATAATAGAACCACTTATAGTTCTTTCAAATGTATCTGCATCAAAGGCACCACTCCCACTATGAAGAGCAGATGTTTTATCATATATCTTCATTACAGGATAATCAGCTTCGGATGCATAAAATTTCTTATATACAGGAAAGCTTCTCTGTTGAACGTTTGATTTGGCTATATTTTTTAACATACTATAATTCCTCTATATAAATATATGGAAACAAAAAACCTCTAATTATATTAAATTTGTTTCATAACGCCATTTTATTGGAAATTGTAAACTCCATCTTACTCCTGATGTTATTTCGTTTACACCATGTGGTTCATCAAACTGATGGGTATTTATTTTACCTTTTTTAAAAGGTACAACTATACCATTTTTGAAGAACTCACCACCCATAAAATCATTAAAATTACTCATTTCAATTCCACCGTAAAAATGTTCAGATAGATTTGGGTCTAAAGATGTATTATAACTTCCATCAGAATGTTCTAAAAAATAATCTCCCTTTGTGTACTTTAAAATACTTACACGAGTGTAAATGGAATATTCACTACCTATATTTTCTTTAATTAAATTATCTACTAATTTATATATCCATGCAGTTGGATTGGTTTCATGATAATGCCAATGATGTCTGATATCACCTTCTACTAATTTTAATTTATTATTATATTGTGATTTGATACGTTCTATTTCAGTATCAGAAAGAAGTAAATTACCGTATGAATCCATTATATTAATTATAAACAAAAAACCCCCACCTAAGTGGTGAGGGTTGTTTTATAGGTTAAGTTCTTTTAGAAATCAAGTTTAACTTTTACAAGTACTTCTTTATCGAATGATTTTTCAATAGGTTGTGAAGTTTTAGCTACTGCTAGAATTTCGTTAGCATCATTCATCAATCCAATTGCTGTAATATAAGTTCTTGGATTTGTTTCGAAATCTGATTCTTTGAAAGTTCCATCTGAACCTGTTATGAATGTTGGGTTGTTAGAGAAGTTAAATTCTCTATTCTGTGCTCTTACAAAGTAATGTGATGTAGAAATGTTTTCTACTCTTCTTGCTTGGAAATCAGAACCACTTTCTAACATATTATGTAGTAAGTAAGAATTTTGTCCTTCATAATCAAATCCTTTGTACAACCATGTTCCACCAACAGAACCACTATCGGTTGATGTACCAACTGTTGCTCTAAGAGCAGCTGGGTTAAGTACCATCAATCCTTGGTCTGGATAAAATAATCCAAATCCTTGTCCATTTGCAGTACCACTTGAATAGTTTTCTGCTACTGTTGGGTCATTTTCAGTTCCTAAATTAAGTGAACCACTTACAATATTAAACACTCTACCAGCTTTTCCAACTGAATCTGAAAATTTCTTACCACTATCATCAATAAATGTTTGGGTTCCATTTGGTCCAGCGAGTTTAAACTCTATGTTACCAGGATCCATTGTTTCTTTATATCTTGCTCTTGCAACATTAACTATAAAGATATCTTCTGAATCATGTGTTCCACCTGATGCTGATGTGAATGAGAAGAAGTTATCTTCTTCTTCAAGAAGAATAGAACGATATTGTGCATATGTTGCTTTAGCTGCTAAAGTTGCATCATCCGAATTTGCAAGTGATACAGAACCACTTCCATATTTGTTACCAAATGCAATTGCATATTGTACAGTTGCAGTTTCATCAGTAGCAGGGTCTGCATTGTACACATTTAGATAATAATTTTTTGTTGCGTTTGTTTGAGTAGATGAAGTAAAAAAGGATGTCATCGAACCAGTATCTCCAGTCCAAAGACCAGAAGTAACTGTATCTATTTTTCCTTGTACGGTATCAAACTCTCCAAATCTTTTATATACTCCTGTTGATAAGTTACCACCTTGTGCAGCAACCTTATCACCACCAGTCAAATAGTTGTTGATGATTCCGGTTAATTGTTCAGAGGTTAGGTTACCATTATTCTGTGATAGATATGATGCTAAATCAGCTGATAAATTTACTCCTGCTTGTCCTGCTATATTTGCCATTTTATTTTTTCCTTTTTATTAACTTGGTTGTACATAAGTAATAGTTACAGGAATAGTTTGTGAACCACCCGTTTCATTACCATATACAGTAATCGTTGTCTTAATTGTTTGTGTAATACTTGGGTTAGGAATAAATGTAAACGCTTGTCCAACTTCTATGGCTGCAGTTGTTGTTATTTCCTCCCCAAGAGTTAAAGGAACTGTACCACTACCAGCTGCGATTCCAGTACCTACAACAGAACCTGCGTTCTTGTTAGAAAGTATCATAGTATATCCACTCTGAGTGTTTCCTGCTGGTGAAGTTGTTGGTGTTAGAGAAACTTGACCTGAAGTTTGAGTTACTGAAATAGATGGAATACCAAATTCCACTTGTGGAATCTTCTTAGTACCTTTTGGTAAAGTTACCAATTTGTATTTCAATACTTGAGTCTCATCTGGTGAAGCCTCTGTAATTGGGATTGCTTTAATTGCTGCATCATAATAAGCACTACCCTTTGGATGTGCTGGTTCATATAATGAGTAATCTATCTCATCATCTCCCAATGCAAATTTTGTTATGTTGATTCCTTGACCATTTGCCATAAGTTCTCTACCCTTTCTTGTAAGGATAGCATCAACTGTGATTTCTGAATTATCTAAATATGCCATAATTTATTCCTCTGTGTTATTCAATATATAAATATAACTATTTTATAAAATTAACGTATTATTTAACATCTACCTCTAAAATTGGTTCTCCAGCTCCCCTTGATGTATCAGAAACCTTAAGAATATTAGGGTTTGTACAGAAAGTTTCTACTGGTGAACGTCCATCTAGTGTTGTGTTTTCATTTTGTAAAGAAGGGAACCTAAATCCTCTTCCACTATATTTTTGACCTAAGTTAGAAGAACCCAACTGTCCTATCAACTTACCACCATTTGAATTTGCTCTTGTAACTGATAATGTGTTACCACCAACTGTTGGTCCGTTATCACCAATATCAGCAAATACTACTACTTTTCTTGTTTTAGTTACAATCTCATCTTCGTAACCCAATGATGGGTCATTTCTATTAATTAGTTTTGGAATTGTAATAGTATAAGATTCTTCTACTATAAATACCTGTTTATGTTCTTTTATAAGATTTCCTCTTCCATCTAATTTAGTAATATACGCAAATCCGTTTTGTGCGGTTATACCCGCTAATCCATTTGTTAAATTATCAGTATCAATACCGACCTGATTTTGACCACCAAATGCTTCGAATTGTTTGATTAACTTATCAACAACTTTTGAATCTGTAATTTTTCCATCAATTAAATCAACAGTTGATACAAATGTTGGTGATAAATCCTCTATTCTTCCGATGAAATCATTAAAATTTCCTTGGAATGTTGGTTTACTCAATTTAAGTAAAGATGCATATTGATTCTGTAAACCTGCTAATCTTACTTGTTCTTGTAATTTTAAATCAGCTGGCCATTGTGTTATTGGAATCATTGCTAATTGATAAGCTTCTCTAGCATCAATCTCCCCATCTTGAAATTTAGAACCAAAATCTACTGCTTGAGGTTTAGTTCTTTTTACTTTATTTCTTTCAAGTATATGTGGTTCAATCAATAATCCACTTGATACAATTGCTCTTGCAGGTACAAGTGATTCTAATACCTCAAATAATGATTGGTCAATATATCTTACTAATTGAATATATTCGTATAAGTTTAAACTATATCTTTCAAAATAATAATTTCTTAAAATTCTTAAATCTCTATATTCATACTCATATTCATCTGATGGATTACCAATATAATCATCCAATTCAAACTGTCCTAATGATTTTAGGATATCCATATTAACCTCTTTAACAGGTGAAAAGAATAATCCTAACCTATTTGAATCAACAGGAGAAGTATCGAAAGATTTTTTAGTTGAACGGTCTCTATAAGAAAGAGTTAATCCATATTCTATATCTTCATTTAATCCTTGTTGTTCTTCAAATCTAAATTTTTGTGAAACGTTAAATCCACTTGAAGGAACATTTGCAGTTACAGTTCTTTCATATGTTGTATAATGATATGGATAATCTGTAATAGAATCAAATCCACTTGCCGTAGCAAATGGTTCACCATATCCTTCATTTATGGATACGTTTTTAATTGCAGTATCAGCGTTTCTATCTTTTGGATATTCAAAATCTAATCTGTATATTAAATCTTCAGTAGATGATGAGTGATGATTACCATCAATTGCATCTGGCATCAAAGTGTGATTATCCATTCTTGATTCAGATAATGGAGTTGTCCAATATCTAAATTCATCAACAGAACCAGTCAATGTATCTCCACCAATTCTTAATGTAGTATCAGTTTGCCAAATATGATTTTCAACTTCTAATGAAGCAGAAACTTCACTTCGTATTCTACCTTGAAATGCTTCCTTACCATATACATTAAATGAATTACCACTCTTAGTTACAATAACTTGTGTATATTCATCATTATAGAATGGGAAAGCTGAAGATGTAACTGAGTATGCAGATGTAGTATCTGAAACTGTAAGTTTTAATACTGCGTTTCTTCCACTTGTATGCTCAACACCCACACTCCATAATGAACTTGATACAAAGGTTTGGTCTTGTCTTGTATCAGAGTTTACTCTAATTTCAACTGCATTTGGATAATCAGATGTTTCTGAGTATTCTTTCCAAGGAACTAATATTGATTGCGAACCACTTATGTTTATTGCTGCGGTTCTATCTTCGAATGAGAATTTAGTTGTACCACCATCTGAACTCCTTGGTCCACCAAATTCCATAATGGTTAACATTGATGAAGGAACACCATAACAAGTAAGTGCTGCTTTTACTGCTCTACTTGAACCTTTGTGTTTCATCAAGTAAGGTAAGTTATTAAGTAATCTTCTCCATACTTCGTTTTGGATTTGTTTACCAGTCATAGATGATACTGATGTACCAGTTGATGTTTCACCAAATGCATATTCCCACAGAGATTGTGCTTTAGCTGGTATTTTAGCATCCCAACTTAAAGATTTTAACATTTCTGAAAGTAAAGAATCTTTAATACCAATATCATACTTATGTTCTAAGTTTTTCTTTTGTGCAATAGATTTTGTATATGAGTAAAGAACATCGAAATGATGACCCATCATATTAAAGAACATTTTAAACTGTTCAGAATCTTCAGAATCTTGAACATGAAGTGGTAAGTTGTTTACAAGATAATCTTTGTTGTAATAATCATAATTCTTTGCATTCGATATTATACTATTATACCAAGATGTAGCATCTGATGAATCAGATGAAGATATAGAATTACCACCAGCACCAGGATATGTTAATCCATCTATCGATGAACTTGTATATAAGAATGATTCAAATGCATCAAGTTCATCTTCTACTTTTTGAATCGATTCGGAGTTTCTATTAATTTCGTTTTTTAATGTTACTGAGCCTGTGTGGAACGAACCAGATTGTAATTTTGTTATTTTATCTTCATAGAATTCTATTAACTTTATTTTATACATAAAGTTATCAACTCGTTCTTCAGCTGAAGAATACTTTACAAAATTATTCCAAGCATAGGTATAATCCCCATCAACATATATCGAACCACTAACTTCTCTTGATGAACTCACAAAGTTAATATCAAGCTTTTTTAAATCAAACCCACTACCACTAACATATTCTGTTAAAAGTTTTGTGGATGATGTAGAACCACTTGCTATCAAATCATCATATAGTTGATATCCAATATTTTCACCACACACATCAGTACCAAAGTTTGGTATTAATTCAATACAATCTTCAACTTCTTCATTTACTATTGTTACCTGTTCAACATAAGGAATTGATTGTATCTTAGAAACCCAAATCTGTTCATTTGGTTGTACTTCTCTTGGAAGAGGTTCATATAATTTAAATACAAGAGTTTTTTCTTCATGTACTTTTAATCTTTCACCAGTATCTTCCTTGAATTCATATTCTGAGAATGTTTCGTAATCAGTATCCCAAGATGCAACTACTTTGTTATTAGCTTCACCAAAGTGCATTAAGTGAGTTAAGTATTTAGAAGAATCACTACCCAATACATCAGTATTGAATAAATCACAAATAGATTCTTTAATATCTTTTAAAATTACATCTCTTCTTAATTTTATGTTTCCTTTATCAAAGGTAATTTGTATAGTTTCGGTTTTACCTGCTACTTTAGAATCACCCTCTTCATTGTAAGGAATTAATTTTAAATCAAATACAACTGCATCAGCATCTTCATCTAAATTATTTCCTGCTTTTCTTAATACATCTTTAATATTAAAAGATTGTACTCCATCGGCAGGTCTTTTTGAAGCCAATTTCAATGTATCTTTAACCTCATTTATCCAAATATCAACATAATTTGTGTTTATTGAAGTCCAAGATATTTCAAAATCAACATTATATCCTTGATAATCTTTACCAACAATTTGGTTAGGATAATCTATTGTTAAAATATCAGGACCAGGTAAAAGATTTTTTCTAATAGCGTTAAATTGAATAGATGCGGTATTACCAGTTCCATCTCTCCTAGATACTGCTTGAAAATATGCTGTATATTTTCCTTCTCCTTGAAATAAATCTGTACCTGAAATTGTAATTGTACCACTTTTTCCTAATTCTGTTTTAGAAGAACCTAAAATAAAATTAACATAATCTGCGTTTGTTGAGCTATAAGAAATATCTATCGTATCATCATCTTCAGTACCTGCTCCAAAGTTTATAAAATCTCTATCCGCGGTTGCAGTTGTTGTTACCTTAGCTGCAGATGCAGCAACACTACCAGCCGTTGATGTGGAGTTTACATAATATGTTTCTGTTCTATATCTATAACTTGGTGATGGTTTAGGTGGGTCTGGAACAGCAGTTTTACTTACTACAATTTTTAATTTATAACTCCCAACTGTTAATCCACTCTTGCTAAAGTTTTTTGTATTTCCAGAAGCTATAAAGGCTCCTGCTGAATTAGCCAACTCATACATATAGTTACAAGTAGAATCAGTTCCTTGTAATGTAACATTTAAGTTTCCTACACTTGAATCTCGGTCTACTATTGATAAATCTTCAGAACCATTCGAGGTTTCTGATTTACTATTGATTTGAACCTTAGCAGAAACTCCATTTGGTACCTGTACATCAACATTTACACCTATTCCAGTCGGAGGGTTTTGAACTATAATTTCTTCTTTTTTAAATTCAAACTTACCTGTAAAGTATTTATCTGCCAGTGTCATTGTTTTTACAAGAGCACCATTTTTACGAATAAGAACCTGAAACATGGGGAAGAAACCAATTGAATTAACTGAAGAAGGGTTGCTCACAACTGTTTCAACAGTATATTTATCAGCTGATTCACCATATCCACCTGCTTTAGCCGAAAAGGTTTTTCGGTTTAGAAAATCTCTACTACTCCATTTGGTTTTATTTCTACCATTATGACTTACAGTAAAGTCTATACCAGTAGGATTAGAACCCCATACTAATGTAATATTTTCGAAATGAATTGGGTCAAATTTGATTTCTGGTATATCAATTTTAAAATCACTAAAATCACCAATGTCACCTAATCCTAAATCACCAACAAATGGTAAACCACCATTACCATTGTTAAAAGAAGTGACACGAGAATCCACCCACATGCGTCCATTCCATGTGTAGAACCCATCTTTTTCTCCATTATAAGTACCATTTCTACTTGGTCTTGCCATTTTCTATTTTTCTCCTTTTATCCTTCTATATAAATATCTTTATGCTTGTGATTCAAATCCAGCTCGTGATTGAACTTGGTCACCACCCATATTTCCATAACCACTAGAACGTGGAGCTTTATATTGTGTAACAAAAGTTCTCCTATATGTTCCTTGAGAGTGGACATCGATATAACCAGCTTTATCATTTGTACTATAACTTGGATTAACATCAGTAAAATTTACGGTTCCCGGTCCATATCCCATAGTTGGATTATATACTATACCATTAACTGCTGCACCATTTGGTGATATATCCCATCTTACTCCAGCTGGTACAGTTATACTAATTCTTGCAATACCAAAAGCAGGCCTTCCTTGGGAATTAAATTCTAAGGTAGCTGGACTAGTAGTTAAAGCAACTGTTGGTGGTGGAGGTGGTGGAGGTGGTGGTGGTTTTGATACCGCCGCCGCTTGCTTTACAGTAAATACAGCATATCTACCTCCTGCTGATGCACGATTTGGTGTTACTTTGATTACTGCACTTCTATAAGCACCTGTGTTTTTTGCTACTGTATATCTAAAGTTACTAGCCGATGAATCGCTATTACTTCTCATATTAGGTGTTATCCAACTTGGAAATCCTGATATTGTAAATCCTACTTGGGTTCTACAAGCAGCCATAGGTCTTTGACCATCTAACAATACTTGAAGTGGTTGACCAATTGTTTTACCTGCAGCTGCAACAGTTTGATTACTAACAGCTGAGATACTATATCTACTACCATATTTACATAAACCAGAACCACCTGATGACTCTCTTGGTGGAGGAGGTGGGGGATTCCTCACTACTATTGGTGGTGGTGGTGGTGGAGGAGGAGGTGGGGGTGGATATGTACAATTACCATCTCTACCAAAATTTGTAGCTCTCCTATCATTACAAACCTTTATACTTCTATACTTTGGTACTTTTATATCGTACACACATTGTGAAGATATTGTTGCCGCTCGGTTATAGTTTTTAGCAGAAGGGTCTGTACATCCTCGTATTTGTGCTGCTTTAGCAGTAGGTCTATCAGAAGAATATTCACTACTACTACGAACTGTTAGTAAAATATCTTTTAATTCATCTATTGTTCTACTTTGAGATGCACTTTTAGCCGTATTTAATCTAATATCTTGTTTTGGTAATGTATATTCTGCAGCATTTGATGCCATTTCACAAATTTCACCAAAAACAGATGCAATATCAAATTCAACTCCAAATGATTCACCAGTTGGTTGTCCAAAGTTTGGTTCAAATGGATTGTAGTATCTATTCATACGATAGTTATCCACAATCTCTTGAAACATTTTTTTTGCTTGTGTAAGATAAACTTCAAAGTTTACTAATTGAAATTCTTTTTCTATTAATTTTATATAATCCTGTCCTTCTGATATAGTTCCCTTTTTCATCAACATATTTTTGATTACTTCAGCAACATCAAACTGGTCTACAAACTCATCTATAAAAATTAAAACATCAGCTGTAAAAGTACCACAATTTACAAACGTATCATACCTTGCCTGTAAATCTGAATTAGGAATATTTGTTCCATCTTCTACTACTGGTAGTACTCTTACCTCTGTTCTTGATGGTGATATTTCATGAATCCAAGCTTTATCAAACAATCTTGGTTCAGAACCCAATCTTCTATTTAATAAAGTAATCTGTGTTTTGAATACTCCATTAGAATATCCAGCTTCTTTAATAAGTTTTTCAGTGTCTATAAAATATTCTTTAGCATTATTAGATTTTTTGTTAAACTTATTTTCAGGTACTTTATCGAAATATTCTTTTATATTTTCATCAGTATAGTTTATATACCTTACTTTATGACCATTAACAAATTCTTGTGGTAATTGATTATCAGATGCATCATAGATTACAAACTCGATAATATCACCAACATCAAATCCGAAATACCCACGCTTGATTTCCTTTTCAAAGATTTTTCTATCTTTGTCATCAAGTCGGTATCCCTTCTTTTCTACTACTTGTTTAAATCCTTTTATTGCCATTTTCTATATACTCTTTTTATTCTTTGCAAGTCTCCATCCAAATGTTTTCTTTATGGTTGCACCATCACTAGTTCCAATTGTTAGTTCAAAATTACCAGTATGATTTTTTGCCTCACGGTCTTTAATTCCGAATGCTCTTTTTACATATAAACCATCAGAAGGTTGTACTTGATTGGAACCTCCATTTTGACCATGAATCCATTTTTCAGCCACCATAGTAACACTACCCTTATCACCTCTACCTATATTTGGTTGAGATGCTGGTTTAAACCAATTTTTTGTTCCTTTCCATCCACCACCACTTTGTGAAGTTACTCTTATACTAACTTTAGTTACAGAGATATCATCATCTTTTAAATTTTGTATTTCAAGTTTTTCACCACCGTCCCATCTACCAGGTCCACCTATATAATCTTTACATTTAGTTGTCATTCCAACAACTAAATTACCACTTGTATATTTTCCAGTACTCCATTTAACGAATATATCACCATCACCCATATCTTCAAATCCACTTGCTACTGCAGTACTTGTTGCTTGATTACCTGATATCATGTCTTGTGCTGCTTGTTGAGCTGCCTGTGATGATGCAACCTGTTGGTCCAATATTGCTAATTGAGCTTCTACCTGTCCTTGTAGTGATGCAACAATCTGTCTCAATCCAAGTATTTGTTCTCTAAGTGTTTCTTTCTGAGCATCTAAACCTGCAACTTGTGCTTGAAGAGATACTCTTGCTGATGCTTCTCTTGTTGCTTTAATAATTGCTTGTGAAAATTTAGCACTTAAATCACCAAATGAACTAGCTTGTTGTTGTAATTGGTTTTCAGCAATTGCTCTGGCCACCTGTGCAGCATCAAGTTGTTGTCTTAATGATTGTATCTGACCTTGTAATTGTGCAATCTGTGCTTGTAAATCTCTAATTGTATTATTAGCAGTTGCTAAATCTGCAATCGCTTGATTATATCGTTCTAATAAATCATCGTATATTGGTTTAGGAACTACCGGCGGTGATGGTGGTAATGGTGGTACTATTAACTCATCAATAACAGTATCAACTGCTTTCTTTAATTGTTCTTCTTCGTACTTTGGCTTTTCTATAAAGTTTGTTAACTCACCATCTCTTTCACCTTCAATATGTTCATATGGTTCAGAAGCAGATTGAGAAACTATGGTAGTAGAACCATCAATAAATGTATGAGTTTTAGAAATAGGGTCCTCAGAGATGATTGCTCGTGAACCACTCTGTGCCAATTCTGAAACTCTAAATTTATTATCTAATGCCATTTTATTTCTCTATCGTAAAAGTTAAATCCTTATCATCAAAGTATTCTATAACACCATCTCTATTAGTTTTAATCTGAATATAGTAATCTCTATTATATTCCCAATTTGTTAAATCTAATTTAAAGAAATTACCATTTGAATCACACGAAACTTTTGTGTAATCATCATCAAATGGAATTATAATCTCATCAGTTAATATATCTTTTACCTGATAATAAGTAGTTGATGGTAAAAAATATAAATCTGTATATGAGTATTCATTAGTATATGTTTTAAGAGGATATTTTTCTCTTCCGAAAACTCTGATTTGAGGTTTACTTCCACGCTTGTATCTGGTCTTTAATCTTTTAAACGTTACATGAATATCATCAGCGGTAAGTTCTGTTAAAGAGCCAGTAGAGAATGAAGAATCATCCCAACCAATTCTTAACTTAGGTTGGTAAATAGTGTTTGTTTCTTTTGAAAAGAATTTTAATTGTCCGTAATCATTAGTATCATTTTCTAATGATGTATCATGTTTTAAAATAAATCCCTCATTTGGTAGAGTTCCACCAATCCATTCATCCATAGTTGTTTTAACATCCATTTCTACATCAGATGATTCGTATGAAAATGATTGCGTTGAGAATGAACCAGTAAACCAAGTTCCTCCTTTACCATTAAATGAACCAGTTGTATCTGCAGAATGGTTTTCTTGTGATAACCAGTCTTGTCCTGTTCTTACAGAGTTCCAAGATACACCATCAGTTGTAATATCATCGAAACGAGTACCTATACCCATTTCCCATGATTGTGTTACTGCATAAGCATATATTGTATAATCAATTGGAATTTCAGATGATTCACATTCTTTAAGAATCATATCTACTGCACTCATTGTTACTTCACCACTTGCAATAGATTGTGAAAGTGGAGTTGTTTCAAACTTGATTACAGAATGTGCTATATCTTTTAAACTTCCATAATAAGTTTTAGAAACTTCTAAAATTTCATCTAATCCAGTATTCTGAGATGGTTGTTGTAAGTAAATAGATGCATCTTTAGATGCGGTTACGAAATGATACATTATATAACCCTCCCTTTTATATCCTTACCAGGATATTTTAATTCAAATACTGAAGGGTCTAATGATGGAAAAACCATTTTACCTTTAGTTGCCGTTTCAATATTATACTTGTGCTTGGAGTAAGTTCCACCACATTTGTTTTCAATTGTACATTTAGGAACAGATTGTACTCCTTCTACGGATGCTATTATCAATTCTAATTCTGAAATATTAATTGGTTTATTAAATGCCCAATTATCAATATTAAAATAATTTTCTATTTCAGTAATACATTGTAACATTACTTCTCGTTTATTATAAGAATTAAATACTCTGATTTCAAAATCAACACCAACATTTATTACAAAACCATCTAATAAATTTATACCATCGGTTAACATTCTATATTCTGATAGGTATGTTTTTAAATTTTCTTTAACTGCTCTGTTTAAAGATGTTAATTTTTTATTTGAATTATATCCAAGAACATATAGATTTATAGCAAATGGATTATTCTTTTCATTTACAGTTCCTTTTTTATTAGTTAAAAAAGTTTGTAATTGTGTTTTTAACTCAGTTTCTGTAAGTTCTTTTTCTTGTAAATCTAAAACCAACCCTGCGAACTCATCTAAAGAATCAGGTGAGGATAATATTGATGATGGTGAGTTGTTATCCAATTCTCCATCAGGAGCAGTATATGCTTTTGCTACACCTCCATATTTTGGTGGAAGAGCTAATGCTCTAACTTGATAATCTTTTCGTGTTACTGCTCTGTTTTGTGAACCAAAGTGTGCAAGTGCGTTTTCTCTAATCTCATCGATTGTTTCTGCACCCCTACCACCACTAGCTGGTATTTCATTATCAACTGCAACTGAATTTTTACAGAATCTATATAATGTTAATTCATCATCATCAAATAAAGATAAATCTTCATCGAATTCAATTGCATCTATTTTAGTTAAATCGTTTGCAGGTACATTTGCCTCAACACCACCACCTGTAAAATATCGTATAGTGAGTGTTGTGTTGGCAGGAGCCTGTCCATATGATTTTGATTTTAAAAAGTTAGCAGGGTCAAATGATGCTCCCAATCTATCAATTGAGTTGTTTAATCCTAATCCCACATTTTTAAAGTTTGGTAAGAAAGTTTCATCTGAAGATGCTGAATTACCTCCCCCAAATACAAGAGATGTTGAATTATCTTCATTTACTTGTCTTACAAATCTTCTTGATGTTTTAGTTACTTGTAAAACCTGTGATACTGAATCTTTAAATTGTGCTAAATCTTTATCACGTTGGTCTGTGTTTGCGTAATCAGTATAAACAAGTTCTTGTGCAAGATAAGGAACTTCATACCATTTGTTTCCATTTGAATCTCTCACATCATAAATTTCAATTATATTAGTATCAGCAATATTAATTTTAGAAAATTGCTGTGGTGAATCAAATGAAACATTTAATGTATTTAATTCAGCTGAAATAGCATTTACATATTTTCTTATTAAATAAAATGTTGGTTCACCGAATTCGTTTCTTTCGTACACAGATACTTCTCTCTCATTCAAGTCATTAAAATCTACAAGTTCGGTAGTTCTAAAAGTAAGACCTGTTGTTGAAGAAGTAATATTCATTCCTTCTTTAATTCTAATAAGATATCCTGCATCTAAATCAAATCTATTATCACCATCATATAAATTACCACTAGCTTTTCTTTTACTTGGTACAAGCTGGTAAACTGATATAGTTGTTAATCCTGCCGATGTTGTTTTTGGTTTATATCCTAAGAAGTTTGCAAGAGCAACAACATTACTTCTATCTTCTGCAGAATGAATCATTGATTCTTTTAAAGTATCATCAATATAATATCCAAGAACATCTCCTAAGTAAGATGCCATTTCTATGAACATCATACCTGGCGATGATTCATTAAAATCAGAATACGTTTGTGGGAAGTATGTTTTTGAAAACTCTATTAAATTATCTCTAAATTGACCAAAGTCTTTATTTAGATATTTAATATCTCTTCCCTTGTTTTTTATATTACCAGTATTAAGTGCCATAATTTATTATCCCTGCAAAGTAAATGTTACATTATCGGTTTCGATATTATCACCAATTGAAAATTTTATATTCATTCCAACTTGATTTCTATCTTTCATTTCATCTGTTAATTCAACATTTATTTCATCTATGTTTATATAAGGTAACCAAAAGTTTACACTTTCAGTTATTGTATCTACTAATCTACCCTCGAAATCATCTCCCATTTGTTCAAATAATAATTCGTGTAATCCTGTACCAAATTCTGGTTGCATTACTCGCTCTCCTTTTGCTGTAAGAAGAAGATTTCTTAAATTAGATTTTGCAGCTTCATATGAGGTATAGGTTGGTTTAAATAAAGTACCACCATTTGTAGGAAACTGAAATCCATAAGCATGACTATCAAACTCTGATTCAGTATCTTTTACAATTTTTTTACCTATAACGTATGCCACTACTTACTCCCTACTTTTTAAACTTTTTAACTAAAGCAGAGTTATCTCTGTTTAATATTCTATCTAAACCAGGTAACCCAGTCTGTACACCCAATCCACCTTGCTTCACTCCAGCAGTTGCTGATACATCTCCATATCCCATCTGTGCTGCCATTGAATGTTGCAAGTTCGGTGGTACACCTCCTCCCATTGCAACGTTAGTTGAATCAAATGTAATTGTTTTATCCATACTTTCATTCACTTGTGGTTTCTGAAATGAATCTAACACAGATTTAACTTGTGTTCCTCCACTTCTTTGTTCTTTAGAGAATGGTTGTGTATTATTAAGAACCTCATTAATTGCAGCGTTTTTACTCAATTGTCTTTTTGGCTGTTCTTCTCGTTCGTTTTGTAATACTTGATTTGCCATTTCAAAAGGGTCTGCTTCTTCACTAACTACTTTTTTTGTTGTAGTTTTTTTCAAAGTTTTCATTTTACCTTTAACGGCTTCATCGAGTATCGCTGGAAATTGTTCCTTAAGAAACTTCTCATGTTTCTTAGACACCTCAACCTCCACTAATGCCTTTATTACCTTAATAAGTTTTTTATTATCCATTTTTGAAAAATTGTTTTTATCTTAATATAAATATATCTTTGTTCGTTTTATAGTTTTTAATCACAGTCCGTACAACACTTTCTTCTTTCTTCCTCAAGCTCTTGTCTAATTTGAGATAAAGATTTTTGTAATTCTTTAGAATTTCTATCATCTTTTGCTTTATCTATTAAATCAGCAACCATCAAATCAGCTTCTGTAAAAAACCTTTCTCTACCTAAACTATCTTTTTGTGTTTCTGCTCTAAGTATATCATCTAAATTTGATTCCAACGTACCCCCACTTGATAATCTTGCTCTAAGTTCATTATCTAAATCCTCGGAACCACCTCCTTGTTGTCCTGGATTAAATGGTACATTATTACCACCAAATGTTGAACCATTTAAATTTCCAAAATTTCCATCTTTTCCAAAATTAGCTGCAGATTGTCCATTTGGTGCAGTTCCTCCACCCAACTTTAAAGACGGAAATGGAATGTTTGGTATTGAATACCCCGTCCATTGTACAACACCAGGACCTGGAATTGGAGATGGGGCTGAAGGGTATAACGATGTTGTCATATACATTCCTTTTAATGATAAAAGATGTATTTGCATAAACAGAACCATCATATCTAAAAATGTTAAACAAGAATCAGTTGGAATTTCAAATGGTACATTTGGCCATGTGCCAGGCGAAGTTACCATAACTGAATTTGCAATTATATTTTGTACTGAACCCGGTGCTGGTATTAATGGAGTGGGGAAGGGGAGTAATGTTGCTCCAGTCCAATATCCTTTTACTGCATTACCAACATCTTTTAAAAAAGCATGTTTACCAGGCGTTCCTTTTGTAAGTGCAGTTGTATGTGCTACATTCATCATAGTAACAAATAATGGAACCAGTGCGGTAGCAACTGGATTTTTGTTTATGAGCTGACCACCTCTTCTCATACACATATCGTACTCCATAGCCAACTTAGCTGCATATTGAGGGAATGCAGCAACTCCAAGAGGATTGTTCTGATATAGTAACATATTTACTTTGAACAATTTCCAAGACATAATTTTACTCCGTAAAGTTTAATGTAGATTTTATTTGGTCTAACCTTGCTCTAATTTGTTCGAACTCAGGTAAGTTTAAAGGTCCTTTAGCAGTAGGTCCTGCAGGAGTTGCGTAAATTTGATTTGAAACTGCAGTAATCAGTGCATCTAATATATCTACTAAAGTTTGTCCTCTTGCTAATGGTTCCTTTTGACCTGAACCACCACTATTACCATTATCTTCGGTATTTAATCTTATTTGACCAGTACCAGTTGTTACAATAAAGTTGCTATTATTTCTGTTAGATGTAATGATAATATCATCACCAAAATCTAATTCAGCACCTTTGTTTCCATTATCAATTGTGAATTTACCATCAGATATGAATCCATAATCTCCTTTTGAAAAGAACATCATTTCAGATGCTTTAGATGAAAGAATAATTCTTTCTGAATTAATTAGTATTTGGTCTTGTCCTACATATTCTTCTGGTAACTCAAACTTTATCGGAGTAGTTTCAAAGTTAGAAGAACCACCATCATCTACAAGACCTGGTTGGAATGGTATCTTATAATCTTGAGATGTAAGTGCAATAATAGAACCATCTTTGTTTACATCTTCTTCTGTGATATCACCACTTTTTAACTTACTAACAGATTCATCGTTTTGTCTGTTTCTAATTATTGTAGTTGGAGAAAATGTAGATTCTGAATTATTATATCCACTAAATCGTATAGATTGTCCAAATCTCGATTGAAGAATAGAATCTCCTTCATATAATTTTAACTTGTTAACTTGTTGCTCTTCAAAATATTCACCATACTTAGTACTTCTATCATCAGATTTTGATGAGTTTGCAGTACTTGTTTTTGATACAGTTGAATAATCACCACCACCAGCTGATTTTTGGGTTTGTTTATATGTGGTTTTATTTTTATTAATTGCTGCATTACCACTACTGATATTGTTTGAAGATATTCTTCTATAATATCTTACAGAACCTATTTTATATAATTCTACGGTTTCACCTATAATTGGTAATTCTAATAAAGATGAATTTAAGGGTTGGTATGTGAATAGCGAACTCTCAGCCGAGGTCTTATCTTTTATAGGTCTGATAACAGCTGAACCCACTATACCAGTTTCCTTTTCAGTATAAATACTCTCAGTACTATCTTCCTTAGAACGAATTATTTTGTGAGTATCATCTAATATAACTTCAGTAACTATTCCTGTTTCTGGAGTTTCTCTGATTGCTATTTTATTAGTTTGTGCAGATTTATATGATTGTTGTAATCTTTTAGCCATCGTTATCTACTTTTTGTTTGAGTTCTTCTATCTCATTTGTAAGTTCATCAACCTTCAAGTCTTGCTCATCAACAACTTCTTTTGCAGTTTCTTCTAACTGAGAAAGTAATTGTTCTTTTTCATCATCAGAAAGAAAGCCAGTATCACCTTCGGCTTTATGTTGGGCACCAATAATTCTTTGTGCGATTGCAGCCATCTTAATTAGTGAATCATCATTCTTAACTGATGTATCAACTAAATCTTTTATGATTGGTCCAATAACTGCCATATCACCTGCATGTCTGATTACCTTTTTCATTTCAGCAATCAACTCAGATATTCTTTGTTTCTTGTTTACTTGATTTTCATAGATATCTTTAAACAATCCACTTAGATTCTTACCTGGAAATAATTCAAAATCTGTACTCATAATTTTTCCACATTATGTTGTATATAAATATAGTAAATAAAAAAACCTCTCCGAAGAGAGGTTTTTAATCAATTGATTTCAATTAATCCTTATTTCTTTTTAAGGATGTGGTATAGAATAAAGGCACCTACTAATCCAAGTAAACCTTCACTACTCAATCCACCCAAAATACCCATAATGTTTTCCACTACTGAGTTTTCTGGCCAAAAAGGTATCTGCATTCCTTTGAATAATACTTCAAGTACTACTCCAAGAGCGATGATACTTATACCGATTTCTGTTAATGATTTGGCCCAATCGCCAATCTTATTTAGAAATTCCATATAGTTCTCCTTTGCTTTAATTAAGAAAATAACTTTTCCATATTACAAAACGTAGGACTGTCCGAGGAATAACTATAAGAATATGATAATAAAAGTATCCAATATATATGGAATCGTTAATTGGGGGTATATAATAAAGAAATATATATAAAAAAACCCACCGAGTGGTGGGTTCTTGTTTAGTTTATTACTAAGTTTTCCTTTTGATTTGATTCTAATTGAGCAACAATTACTCGTGCTCTAATTTCCTCATAGTAATATTTTCTATCACCATTTGGTTGAATCCAAACCAATTGATTGTTTTCGTATTCAGCTTTTTCAAATTTACTTTTCCATAAACCATGTCTTAGCCACTCACCATCTTTCATAATGAAATGACCCATCTGAATATCGTCTTTGTATCTTTTGATTTCTCCCTCAGTTTGGGAGTACATCTTGGTAGTAAATAGTGCTAAGAAAAAAATTAACACTAACTGTACCACCTTTACATAAAATAGTTTTTGTGTTTTCATAAGCATCTTCCTCTTTAATATAACTATATCAATGTTAAGAAAATGTTAAGAGAATGTTACTTAAAGTATCTTTTTCTTTATAACATAGTTGTGAATTACTAAGGTATCCATTTCACAGTTTAGAAAAGTTTCTATTGCTGATTTAGGGTCTAATACCATAGTTTGGTCTTTTAGATTAAAAGAAGTATTTAAAACAAGAGGATATCCATTATCTTTATGAAGATGTGTTAGAAGTTGATACATTCGTTTATGCTGTCTCTGAGTTAAAGATTGGATTCTTGCAGAACCATCAACATGAGTAATTGCAGGAAGATTCTCTCTATGTTCTTCTTTTACCTTTACTACTTGATTCATGTAAGGAACATCTTTCTTATAAGAAAAGTACTTTGTTTGTTCTTCTAACTTTACAATAGGAGCAAATGGTCTAAACCCTTCTCGTTTCTTAATTACACGATTCATTCTTGATTTCATCTGTGGGTCACATGGGTTTCCTAATATAGAACGATTACCAAGTGCACGAGAACCAAATTCCATTCTACCTTCAAACCAACCTACTACATTTCCTTCTGTAATTTCTTTTGAGATAATTGGTATTATTTCAGAATGGTTTTTCTTTTCAAACCAAATATCAACATCCATTTCTTCCAAAGCAGATTCAACATCTTCATTTGTATAATGAGGTCCAAGATACGGTGATTTGTTATCTACTTGTTGAGTACCTCCTTGTTCAAAATAAACATGAAGTGCGGCACCGATAGCAGAACCAGCATCAGATGGAGCTGGTGGAACCCAAACATTTTTAAAGTTTGTTTTTTCCAATATCTTTCCATTAGCAGTTCCATTGTAAGCACATCCTCCACTTAAACATAAGTTGTTAGATGAACGAATTGCGAATAATCTATCTACTAATCTAAAGAATAGAAATTCATATTCGTGTTGTAGTGTTGCTGCTAAATCTTTATGTGGTTGATTCAGATTATCTTCAGGTAATCTATTTGGGATTCCTAATAGTTTTCCCAACTTTTCATTAAACATATGAGTATCCGACCAATCAAATGTAAAGTATTCCATATTTAATTCGAAACCACCATCATCTTTTATGGTGTATAATTTCCTAAACTTATTAAGAAACTTTTTTGGGTCACCATATGGTGCCAATCCCATTACCTTATACTCACCTTCATTTGGTTTGAATCCTAAGAAAGCAGTAAAGGTTGAATATAACATTCCCAATGAATGTGGGAATTTAATTTGTTGTATCTTTGAAAGTTTATTTCCTTCACCATAATAAAGGGTTGTTGTTTCCCATTCCCCAACACCATCTACTGAAAGAACAGATGCTCTATCATATGGTGATGTATAATAAGAATATGCTGCATGGGAAAGATGATGGTCTGAATAAAAAATATCTACGTTACGATTTGTTATACCATATATTTGATTCTCAAATGTACTGTATTTTATTTTATTTCTTTTGAGTATCTTTTTTCGATTAAAAAATTGAGTGATGGGCCCTCTTTTTAAGGATTTTTCAATTCTATCTAATTTAGATTTGGGATTATCATAGAATGCTACTGATTCAATATCCTCACCTTCTATTTTAAACTCTTTATATAACCATCGTATGGTATTAATAGGAAAGGAGGAATCGTGCTTTACACCAGTAAATCGTTCTTCTTCACAAGCTCCTAAAACCGTACCATCTTTTATAAGTGCAGCTGCACTATCGTGGTAACCACATGATATTCCTAAAATATAACTTTTCATTTTTTATAAAAACTCGTTATCTAAATATGGATTCTCTTCTTCATCTTCTTGAGTTGGTTTTTGCCAAAAAGGTTTTCTGTTTGGTTCTATAAACTCACCATGTTCAAGATATTCATTTAACATTTTTTTCTGATGTTGTTTCATTACATTTACAACTTTGGTAATATAATGAGTTTTACAATCAGTCATTTCTCTTATAAGTAGATATAGATGCTTTTTATTAAAATTTTCTATATGTTCACTTCTTCTAAATAATTCTAATACTGCATCTGCTATTTGTAAATCTCTTTTCTTTGTAAATACTGAATTTAAATTATTATCCCAATAACCTAACATAATATTTTTAAATTCTCTAAATTCGTTATTTTCTTCCTTTTCATAAAAATCATCTTCGGGATTCCAAGTTGGAGGCATAGATGATAATAAAGCATTTTGTTTCCATCTCTTGTAGTTACCATTGTTCTTTAAAATCAAATGATTCTTT